TATTTTCTTTATAACCCGAAGGTATCATTGCTAAACTTGGTGTTGCCATTGTTTATATTTTTTTATTATTGTTATTATAATTTAACGCATCTAATAGATTCAACAATACCACCGTCAGCCTCTACTCTTAATTTAAACTGTCGTTGTAGTTCACTTAATCCGTATATTTCTGTTTCGCCACTACGGCTATTTTCCTCTTTATGAGATATACCCCAAGATAATACATTATTAACTGCGCCTAAACCCCAATTAATAGTGTTATTTATTATTCCTTGACCCCAATCTATATTGTTTGCCATCTTTTGTTTTGCTTAAATATATTTGTAATTTCTTTAAATTAACTGCTTTTGGTTTATATTCTTTCTTTATAAATTCCATCCGTGAAATATAGTATCTTTATCAGGGTTAATATCTTCATTTGAATTAGTATAATACTCAGGAAATAAATTAGAGGCATTACTCCCCATAAAATCTATAAACCTATTCGTATAATAATTAGCGTAATCTCTCTCTTTTTGAACTAAGAAATCTATTTCTTCCTTACTAACTAACGTTGAATTATCTGATTGATGATGGTAAACTCCTCCATTCGCTATCGTATATGAAGCAAAAGGTAAGTATTCTGCCATAGAGAAATGAATCAACATAGGTTGAATATAATTATTTACTAAATCTAAATAATCCCCACTTAAAGTACCTGCTATAATTTCATCACTTATTTTATTATATAAATCTGTGCCTAAGTAATTCTGTAAGTGAATTTCTTGTGCCAGTTCAATAAATTGAATAAACTTATCCGTATCTACACTTCCTGACATAGCTGTACTCTTTACTAAATCAGCTCTCTTTATAAATAACGCTTTAGCATTAGTTGAAGCATTATTACTTCCTCCACTATTATTATTATTACCTCCACCATTATTATTATTCTCTCCATTCTCACTTTCTTCATCTTCAGTATCCCACGTTTCAAGGTAGTTGGGAGTTCCACTAAAACTAAATTCTCTACTTGTAAGTCCTGAATCCTCAACATCTTTTATAAGCCTAACACTATACCCAGTGTTTAATGCTGCTGAGTATTGTCCAAGATAACTTCTTGAAGAGAATAAATTATAACTCCAAGCTCTAAGCTCTGTACCTACCCCTACATTAGTTTCATAAGTATTCTCTATAGTCCACCACGCACCAACATCAGTACGACTAACAAAGGATTGTGTTAAAGCTTGAAAAAATCCAAGAGGCTTACCATCGAACCCTGTTGAGTTATTTAAATTTGGATTACGCCCAACAATATCATCATAATTACTTGAGGCAGCAGACCATAAATCTGTTGAAGCTAACGATTTACCAATCATATTAGTAGATGTACTACCATCCCAATTATAACCTTCAGCTATCAAATAAGTAATCATATCATCAATATCTGAGTTATCAGGAACTCTCCATCCATCAGAAGCGAAACTCTTTCTTAGGGCAGGATTATTTAATGAGGCACTATTATAAACACCAGCAATAGCATACCAGTTATAAAGTTTACCTTTAGTTGCATCGTCACCATAATAACACCACGCACCTGTAGTTATATTAGCGAAATCAGCCGTACTTTGAACTCTTGGTATTACTGTGCCATCACTATACGTTTTATTATTGGCATTTATTATAGAAACTTGTGTGTTTTTAGCCATTACGTTATTCTTTTAAATTTTTATCTACCTCTTCTGATATTTCTTCATCACCTGAAGATTCTGAACCTACTCCAGAATCCTTTTTAACACCTGTTTCCTTCTCTATCTCTGCCTCACTAATAGCATTTGTTAAGTCGGTAAATTCAAGTGGCTGTAACGTCTTAAAATAGATGTCTAATTCGATGCCATTAAATTTAAGGATTTCCTCTATTTCATCAAGTATTGTAACTTGCAATGGTCGAACAACTGTATTATCCATAAGAACAGAAGCTGTCTGTAATTCCTCAGCATTATTTCCAAGTCCTGAAGAATCTTTAATTCCAACAAGCATTGGTGATACAATTCTATGGGAAACCATAACCTTTTTCATACTCTCATCTGATAAGAACTGATACTGTTGGTGAGCATCACTTAATTGAACAGGTTCTATACTTGCTGATAACTCTTTAGAATCATTAAATGCTAATATAAATCTACCTGCATTTGAACTACCACTAAACTTGTCGTATATTCTTTGCTCTATCATCGTTCTTTCCTCTTCATTAGGCACTCCATTATTAAAGTTAATCAACATACTTGGAGCAAGTCCGTTTTGTATATTATTAATATGGTAATTTGCAATTTCTTCCTCTAATTCAGCGTATTGTAACCCCCCTTGATAATCAACAGGAGAATAATAGAAAAACCCTGCTTTATAAGGTTTAATATAAACTATCTCAATATTATCCTTTGAAAATCCGAATGCAGAGATTCTTTTAACATTTTTTTTAGATGAACTAACCTTAGACCAGTCATTAGAATAATAGTATGCCTTAATATTACCATTAGCATCAGCTTTCTCAGCTCTTAATGTTTGAATTGGAATATGCTCTACTTGAGCAATTCTACTTCTATCTTTTGAATAGATAACTTGAAACGCAGCATTACCCATCATCTTATAATCATAACAAACACTCTTTAAGCATTTCTTAGAGAATAACTCATTCATTTCATCGTATTGAGCCTTATTATTTTCTCCATCAACAGCATCTAATCCTTTACCATAAATCATATCGGCAATCCCATTAATAGCTGCGTTATTCGTAGGTGAACCGTTATATCTATTTATAAGATATTGAAAATAATTATTATCCTCCCCATATTCAATCCAATCCCTACTGTAAACCTCTTTAACTTCAGGTTTAGTATAAGATGAAAAATTAACAACGTGAACCTTGCCATTTTTAGCTTTAGCTTGTTGAGGTTTCTTGTATTTATTTATTTTATTTCTACTCATAATGCTTTATTTATAATACAATGAATTGATTACTACGAGAGTCTTCAGTTATATATTCATCTTTATGTAGATCAAATTTATTGTAATCTGTTTGGTCTGTACAATATACAGTGTCTTTATATAGAATGCCATCATTATTAGATACAATCATAGAATAGGTAGCGTTTTCTTTTAACTCAAAACTACCATAAAGAATTGTATATCCATCGTTTGTTACAGGGCTAACAGGAATAATACTTTCAACTCTAGTATTTTTATCTATCAGTGTCAATGTAAGAGGTTGTGAACCCTTTCTTGCTATTATCTTTAACGACTGAGTTCCTGTAGATGTTGTTAGTATTTTCATATACTAAAGTAATATAAAAACCCTTGATTGTTTTAAATAAAAAAAAGGGTAGCAAACGCCACCCCTTTTAAATTCACAAGTATTAATTATTAAACAGGATTCACATCAAAACTTACTCCACCCTCATCTATTAAATCAGAAGCTAAAGAACTATCTAAGAAGTGAGCAGGTACTCTTTCCATAGCAGAAAGCGTAAGGGTATATCCATTAAAATCTCCCATTGCAGCACCTGTAGCAATAGTACCTCCACTTACGTCAGCACCATTCTCTACTCCCATTAAGAATACATTTCCATTATAATCTTCTACTAATACTCTTGGGTTATTCCAAGTAAGTAATTTAATTGCCTTATTATCGGCAGCACTCATTCTCTGTAAAGATAGAGTTAATGTTTGTTCAACAAAAGAAGTTCCGTTATCCCTTGAAGAATTAATTGTTTGTTCAAAGGTAGATGTACCTTTTAGTTCATATTTATAAACGTCTAAAGGAGCTCCAACAACAGCACTAACCTCGTCTGTGTTACTAATAGTCCAATCAGACTCAGCAGAGTCGCTAAAGTAAACGTTTTTCAAACCACCAGAAGCATCTTTACAAGATAACGCTCTACCAGCAGAAATAAAATCACAAGCCATAATTATTTATATTTTTAAGTTATTAAAAAAAGGGGAGGCAGTTAGCCCACCCCTTCGTATTTATTGTCTGTTAATTATTATGGAGTATAAAGTACGATTTCAGAACCAAGACCATACTGAACAGTTGCTGTGAAACGTAAAATTACACGAACATTTTGACTTCCGTCTAAATCTGCCATATCTAATACTTTAACTTCATTAGCATCATTCAATAATCCTGTTCCAAACCATAAGTTTGATTTCTCAGCAGCAACCATATAGTTATCAGCTAATCCATTTGCCATAAAGATTTTTACACCATCAAAATAAATGATATTAATATCTTGATTATTACCTTGTGCGTCAACACCAGCAGCTCCTTGTCCATTAGATTGGAAACCTCCTAAAGCACGTTTGTAAGCTCTAAATACGTTTTGAGCAACATAAATATGTAATTCTTCAGAACCATATAATTCAGAAGGAATAGCGTCAACTACTTTTCCTAATTCGTCAATAACGTTAGAAGCAGTAATAGATGTTCCTACAACGTCTACTACATCAGCATCAGCAGTAGCTAAAGGTACAAATCCGTCAAATTCTCCTTCATTAGCGTCAGCTCCTCTCCAAATGTTTTGTTCCATTTTTTGAGCTACTTTAGCTTGTGCGTGAGAAATTAAATAATCTTGGAAAGAAGAAGGTAGGTTATCAAATGCAGAATATCCCATTTGAATTGCATCCCAATCGCTTCTAAAATCAGCCTTACATAACTCAAGATTTACTTGGAATGTTTTAGGTTCAATAATTCTTTCAGTTAAAGTAATTGTAGAAGTATCAGCAAAATCACAAGAGCCATCTTTTACGATTCCGTCTGTTGCTAATTTCTTGATTACTTCCTTAAACTTAATGTTCGGTTTAATAGAGATACCTCCATTGTCAATTGTGTTACCACTTAAAAGTGCTGCTGATATATATTCACCAGCTTTTTCTCCAGCATAAGTAGTAGTGATTGAAGTTGTTGTTGCCATTTTTTAAATTATTTATTAATTATTTATTATACATTTTTGATAGAACTCTATCCATTGTGCTACCACCTCTTTTTTGGCTAAATAACACTTTTCTCTCATTTGTAATTTCAGCTTCAGGGCTATGAGCTAAAGGCTCTGACGCAGGTTGTTTAGATAAGTCCTCAATTTGAGCAGACATCTCTACTTTTTCTTTTTCGTAACTTTTAGTTACCTCAGAGAATAATTGTTTTATTTCACTGATAGCTTCCTCGAAGTCTACCTTTGAAACATACTTTTCAATTTCTTCTTTCTCCTCAGACAACTCCAAAGATACATCTTCTACTTTCTCTTCTTTTAATTCAACCTCTCCTTCTACTTCGGTTTCCGTAGAAGCAGCCTCAACAACTTCTTCTTCAACAGCTTCAGTTTCAGTAACCTCTTTAGATAGTTCTACTATCTCTTCCTTTACTTCTTCTTTAGCTTTACCAATAGATGAAAGTTTTTGCATAAAATCAGAAAGTATTTCTGTTGCTTTTTTGCTTTCCATAAGTAATGATTATTAAATAAGATTTATAAATAAGTAATATTGATTATACTGTGTGTTAGATTTTTAATCTATATTTTACCAATTCCTTGTGCGTGAACAGAGCCATCACAACATTTCCTTGAATATCTTAGACCATCTTTACACAGGCATCCCTTTTTTTTATGGGTAGGTGATGCAGAGCTTGGGTAGTACCCCCTTTCCCTCATTCTTTTTGATTGTGCCATAATTATTATTTTAGTTCATTTAATTTGTCTTGTACTATTATCTTTAACTCTGATAATATATATTCAGCCTCATCCTCAGATAAAACATCTTTCTTGCTTAGTTTTATAGCTTCAGAGAAGTAGCCCTCTATACTAAATCCTTTCACAGCACCTGTCTTAATATAGTTTTGCCAAACTTCTTCATTATTTACCTTCATAGATACCATCCAACTACCTAAAGGCATATTTAAGCCGTATTTACGAGATTTATCGTGTACTTCATCCTCAACTATCCAAGACTCAACAACAGATAACCCACTCAATTCAGCTTGATGTTCAAGGGTTGATTTATTTTGATTACCTTCTATTAAGAATAATTCAGATGCCTTCTTAACAGTTTCTTCTGAAAAGTAGATATAGTAACCTTCAGATTCTTCACTATCTTGACGATAAATATTCTTATTTGGAATTAAGGCAGCTCCCATAAGGATTCTCTTATCGGTATCTACGTCAGCTAATTTAATTCTTTCTTCTTCTGATAAGGCAATAAAGTTTTCTTGTATTGCTGGTCTATCTACTATTGAGATTGCTTCAATTCCTGAAAAAATCCCTTCTTCGTCTATTATTAATTCTATTATTCTCATATTTTTATTATTTATCCTATTGATGATGATTCTACTATATTTCTATCCATTTCCTGTGCTGAAGTAACATCACTTGATACTACATATGCTTTAATTGGCAACTTTGTTGTTGTTCCTATCGCTTCAGCTAATTGATTAGTGCCTGTACTTCCTATAATATTGAAATCAGGTGGTTGAACAGTTTGACCTCCTCCTCCTCCAGAAGAAGAACCTCCACGACCTCCACTATCTAATCCTACAACACTTTCAGCTAAGATACCTGCAATAGCTATACCTGCTCCTATTCTATTTCTTCCCATTGCTGCTTTTGCACCTGCTGTAATCTTTGCACCTGTAGCAATACCTTTAGTACCTGCTGCCATCATAGCTTTACCCTGTACAATATTACCAGACGCCATCATCATAGCACCTACATCTGTCGCTGCCCAACCTTTAGAGGCTACATTTACGGCAGCATCACTTGATTGACTTGCGATATTAGCATTTGCAGCATTAGTTTGACCAATTACACTCGCTATAGCAGCACCTTTCTCTAAAACCAACGCTGTTTTTCGTATAAGCTCACTTTCACCTGCTAAAGTGCTTAAAACACCACTAATACCAGACAGAAAGCCCATATATTCTTCATTGACTCTTTGCTTTTCATTTACAACGTCTATTTCATTTTGCAAATCAACAACCCTTCTTTCATCCTCCCATATAGACATTTGAGATAATAAATCCTTTTTCTTATCGCTATTTTCAGCTAACATTTCCAATTCTGCTTCAGCAGCAGCAACCTTATTGTTATATCTTAAATCACTTAAAGCTTTCTCAGCCTCAATCTTCTCCATACCTTCAGGCATCATATCTACTGTATTGGAAGCAGATGATTCTTCTTCTTTAGAACCTCTTTTTAAAGCGTTAAGTTCTTCTATTCTTATTTGATTAGTTATTCTTGCTTCTGTAACCTCATTTATAGCAGCGATAACACCCTTAGCTTCTTTGTTTGCTAATTTTATTGATTCAGCAGTTTTATTTTTAGCTCTTTCTATTGAAGCGTTTATTGCAGTTTTATCAGCACCTTTTTCTTCCTTTCTTAACTCCTGTTTTTCTATAAATTCCTTTAATCTTAATTCTTGTTTATCATTAAATTCATCTCTTTTTAATTCTATCAATTTAACACTTGCATCTCCTGAATCTCTTATTATCTCTTGTTCGTTTCTGAGGGTTGTTTTTTTATACGCCTTTTGATATTTTAACAACTCTTTTTCAAGATTAAGTAACATTTGTTTAAAGAACGAAACTCTTTTAGAGCCTTCTCCAGCTCCATTTTTCTTTTTCCCTCCAAAAAACTCAACATCTTCAGCTAAAGCTATATTTTCTTCGTTTAATTTATTTATTTCAGCAGCAATAGTTACTTGTTTTTCTAACCCGTCATTAACAGCATTTGTTAATTTAGAGGAAACCTGTATTTGTGCTACCATACCATAGTGCCCTCCTTCTGCTTGTTTACTTATTGCTTCTCTAGCTTGAGAAGCAACAGCCTCTACTTTAGCTTGATTTTCAACAAGTTCAATAGCGTTTTCCTGTAATTGAAACTGTAAAGTTATTTGCTTTTGATAATTTTCAGATATTATTTTTGCTGCTGCTTGTGCTTTAGCGTTTTTTAATATAGATGTTGTCAGCTCGTCATATTTTTCATCTAACCCTCCAACTAAAGCATCTTCATCTGATATATTTTCTAAATACTCAGGATAATCAGCCTTTAATATATTAACGTATTCTAATCTTTTCTTTTGAGATAAATTAGTATCGTCTATCCTTGATTTTAGTATTTTTAATTTACTTATTTCTTTTGCTGAATCTCTAAGTCCTTCTAACTTCGCTTTTTCAACACCCCTTAAACCTTCTCTGTATTCACTTAAACTTTTATTTAATGCTTCTTGCTCCTCTTTAGCTTTATTAGCTTCATCTCCCCAAGTTTGAAAAAACTTCTGTATCTGAGGAGCGAAAGATATAAGTAATTGTAATCCTATCAAAATACCACCACCACCTAATAAAGACCGACCCAACTCTTTAAATGAAGCTAAAAATCCACCTCTTGTTTGAGCGTGTTGATTCATTAAAGTCATTAACTGACCTAAGTTATTCGCCATACCTTGCATCCCATACGCAGCATCCGAAGCCATCCTACCTGTTTCTGTCAAGATAGCATTATTAAGACCACTTTGAGTTCTACCTTGCTTAGAGGCATCAGCAGCAGCTAAAGTAGATAGAGCTAACTGTCTATTAGCTTCAGTAGCTAACTGAGTCTTTATTTTTAATTCAGCAAGTTTTTTAGCTTCATCAGTTTGTTGAAACTTTAGTGCCTCCGTAGCTTTGTCAAGTTTACTTGTAGATTGAGTTATACCATCAATAGCAGCTTTAGCTTTTGTTGAACTTGCCTTTAACCCTTTGTCAGTTAATTGAACACTAATTATTATTTTTTCACTTTTTGCCATAACCTAATCGTTTCCCTTGTTTATAAGCTTCTTTAATAGATTCTTTTAATTCGTATTTACCTTTCGCAACCTCTATAGTTTCTGTGCCTCCATAAAAGTTATCCGATTTAAGTATGTCTAATATTTGTTTTATCATCGTAACCAGTTGTATCGTTTTCTTGTTTTTAAGTAGTTTAAATCTCTTTCATTAGCATATGCTTCTTTTTCAAAACTTATATTACGATATGCGTTCCCTTGCATAAATAACCGTATTCCCCACTCAATCACATACCATAAATAAAAACCTACTACAAGTAATTCTTTTTGTTGTTCAATATGAATAGATTCGTGGTTTAATATTATTTTATTATTCTTATGTTTCTTTCTTAGAATTATAAAAGGGAATAAAGTTATTCCTCCTATTCTTAAAAACCAACTTAGACTATTTAAGAATTTATCGTTATATTTTATTATCGGTATCTTCATATTATCCGTAGTTATCTGTTAATAATTCAAGTTTTGTTTCTCCTGATTGTAAATTGACATCAAAGCTGTTTATAAGATACTTTTTACCTCTAAACACAAATCTATCATTCAACTTATATTTAAGTAATATACTTAATGGTAAGTGTGCCGTTATTTTTACAATTCTTGCTTGAGTTTGATATATATTCGTTATAAAATTATCGTGGTAATCAGTAAATAAACTATTATCCTGATTTGTACTTGTTCTTACATCATACTCAGAGCCAAAGTTAATAGAATGATGTTTAAGACTTATATCTGTATAATTATTTGAAGGCAGGTAAAGATAGCTTATTAAATCTTTACTATACCCACTACCATTTTCACCTACAGGTTTATCTGTAACGTAGTAATCTCGGTTTTGAATATAACCTGATTTTTTAGCTATAAATAAAGAGGCATCATCAATAACAGGACTTTCATCCTTGTTTACAGAATAACCCCAAAGAATATCAGTAGGATTAGGATAACTTGGAGATGAATTCTGGTCTACAATATTCTCATACATCATATGACCAAATTTAACCTTTACATCATATTTTCCACCATCAAAAACGTTCTCGCCACCTGATTTAAACCTTTCATTGCCATATTCATCGTTTGTAGCTTCATTACTCTCTAATGCAAATACAGTCTTAGGCTTTTTGAATTCATAGTTTATCTCACTAAATATATCAGAACGCTCTACCTTTGATTTAGAAATATCAACATATTTATCAATATTATAAGTATTATGGTTTGAATTTAAATAAAAATCATCTAACGTTTTAACTACAATAATATCATCCTCAAAATAAGCTACAAGATTAAACATTTTAAATAATCCTGTTAAGAAATCTAGAACCTTTAGTTTAGGTAGTAGTTTTGTTCTGAAATCAACACCATTAGATAGAGAAGTAACGCTTACATCATTATAATTTCCAACAGCCGTTGAATTATAATAAGTGCCTAGACGACTATCGACAATACTAGTTAATTTAATATTAGTTATATCAAATTGACTTAAACCACCTATAGTTGTAACTTCTATAGTTGGTCTTACTTTCTCTGTAAAAGGGATTCTCCAGTATCCATTTCCCCATCCATCGTAACTAAAATCGTAATTACCACTTAAATTCTTTTCTTCTAAAAGAGTATCACCTGTTTCTTTATCATAGAGTTTAAAATCATAAGAAACCCCAGTAGCACCTAAAATATCAATAGTTCCTTCATATTTTAAATACTTCCAGTAATGCGCATTATTAACTAATTGGTAATAAGAATTATCACTCCCCTCTCTAACATCTGTATCTCCACTATTATAAACTAAATCTTCAAAGTTTGTTATTTCATTTGTTTCCTCAACTAATTCCGACAAAGTACCTGCTTCTCTATTACACCACATATATAATTGGTCGAATATCTCGTCAGAGAAAAAGAAATCTTGTGAAAAAGTCAATCCATATTTATCTTCAATAGCTGTTAAAATATGCTCTACTTTTATGGCAGGTTTTAAATCTATATAAGAGATAGCTTCAAAATCGGTTGGATTTGATAATGATGATGACGAGTAAATATTCCTAACATTATCAATATCAGGTAATGCTGTGCTTGTATTAATATAATATCTACTCTTACAACTTATAAAAGGATACATCATATCAGGACTCTGTGTGTCAGGTTGTGACGGGTTTAAATGAAATCCATCTTGCATATAAGCCTTAATATTACTATATGAGTAATTATGGTTAAAAGCATCTAAGTATGGTAAATCTGTTAGTTCATCATCTCCCATAAGTGATTTTAGAGATACTGTTTCTCCTACAAAACTAATTCTATATGAACTTGGGTTATTATCAGTCATATTAACACCTAAAAGTCTTATTTTACCCTTCCTAAAGTCTACCCCATTCAATTTAATAGAGGCATCAATTAAAAATCTTGCATCAAAACCATCTACTATAGAGCTTTCGTAGAAGTGTTTTAGTAGTTTATTATTAATTCTTGAGGCAGGTATAGTGAAATCCTTAGAGAAATCAGTGAAAATCTTAGCTACATCTTTAATATCCTTTATTTTCTGTGTTAAAGATATTTTTTCATCCTCAAATAACTCTGCTCTTTGGTTTTTTTGAATTATAGCATATCTTGTACCTACAGCAAAGTATTGTTGGTAAACTGCTAATACAGTCGGACTAAGAACCTCTTGTATAATTGAGCGTTGATTAGTGTCTAAATTAACAATAATACTGCCATTATACTCTGATATAAAATTAGCATTGTTATCATATATTATTGATGACGCTATTTGAGTTACAGTACCTAAAATACTCTCTCGACCTATGTATAATTGTACGTCTTGCATATTATCTTACTGAATTTATTTTATCGAAGGCAAAATCAACTTGAACAGTGTAATTGATTAACCTATCATTTAAACTTGTTTTATAGTCTAATGAAGATGAAGAAATATTAATTGGAAGTGTTTTGTTATTATAATTTATCCAAACCTTCTCGCTTAGCATTAATTGCCTAAATACCTCGTTGTATTCTTCAGTTACAAACCCACTGTTTAGTGTTAATTTTTCTGTGCCTTGCTTTCTTAATATTCTGTTTTGATGTGAATTTATGGAATAACTGCCATTATTAATGATATTTGCTTTGTATTCCTCTTTTTTAGTATTTATGGTTAAATTACTTCTTTTGAAGAACCATAAATCTTGTAGTGCGCCAAATTTATTGATAAATATGATTTTATGTGGGGTATATTTACACTCACTTATATTTTCCACATTAACAGTAGTAGATTCACCTAATAAGTTATATATAATTGCCTTATCAAATTTACTTATGTTTGGAAATTCAGAATCAATACAATCTAAACTTTCAATAACACCACCATCTCTTAAGACTCTATTTTCATAACCATCACTAATACTTTCACTACTTTCTAAGTATTCTATTTGTTTATTTACATTTGTACTTGATGAGATTCTAATAATATCTACTAAAGTGTTGCTATCATAAAATTCAACATAATCCGTTAATTCATTACTAACTGGTATTATGCAATCATCACCATCTAAACTATAAAGCATAGTGTTTGACATCATTAAGGCTGATTCGTTTTGAGGATTAGCTCCATCTTCAAAGTAACCGTAACCATCAAACCCTCCTAATTCCACCCTATCTTCTGGTGCGATTGGAGTGCCACTAATAGATTTAGTAACCTTATAATCTACCCACACCATTTGAGATGTATAATTACCGTCAAAAGTAACGTCTAAATAATCTCTCACCAATTCACTTATCTCAAAAGTAACCTCATCATTATAAGCTGTTGAATTTAAAGTGTAGATAGGTATATAACCACCACCACCACCTTGTGTTCCTGTATAAATGTACACATAAAGTATTGCAGATGTTAAATTAGTATCTGTTACATTCACAAAATACGGACTTCTTATATTTATTCTTGCCATTTTATTTCTTTATTAATTCAAATTTTCCATTAACCAACTTATATCCTAAATTATTTATAAATTGCTCAATTCCTAACACAATATCTTCCACCATCTCATAACTTATACCTTTCATATGTTTCATACTATCCTCTATAGCATCAGTCAAGAAAGGCACAGGAGCTATTCCGTGAATTTTCTGAGCATCATTTATTCTACCAGCTACTGCTGATATACTTTTATCTGTTTTTTGTATTATCTTACCTTTTTTATTTCTTAAATTTATAGGTTTCTTGGAATCTGTAATCCAGTCTATAATTTTAGCTTTAGAAGGTACTTTACCCTTAGATGTGCCTGAATTAATATCTAGTGCGTAGTCATTTCCCATTAATCCGTAAGCTGTTAAAGCATCATTCGTTTGTTGCTTCTTAAATTCTATAGACTCAAGTAGACTTCCTGTTGAATTTAACGGTGAGTTAAAGGTTCTACCTGAGGGATAAGTTCTATTTCTGTTTCTACCTATCTCAATCTTAACAAGCATCTCTAACTTCTCCATATAAGCCTCTAAAAAAGACTCTGTATTCTTCAACTTTATGTTAGAAAATCCTTTTGCCATCTTATTCGCAAGTAGATATTGAATTATTAGGAACTTCTATAACTATATCCATTCTCCACCCTGCAAGAAGATTCTCTAATTCTTCTTCAACAACCTCTGCCCTTAAATCACTATCAATAACATAATCACCTTGTATAGAGTTTCCGTGTCTTAGGGTCGCTTGTAAGCCATTTAAAACGGTTAACTGAGTGTTAAGTATATCTTGTAGGTTGTTATTGCCGTAAAACGCATCTGGGAGGCTTTTAGGGTCAGTATAAGTTTGGTCAACTATATCGATTGCCATAACACCGATTGTAAACTCAATTGTGTGGTCTGAAAATACCACATCCTTAATTGTCATATGGGATAGTGGAAATATTGTTTGCTTGTTTAAGTCTACCTGTAGAATATCTCCAATGGTAACTGTATTTACATAGTCACTATTTTCTAAATACTCTTTAATTACATCGACTATATTATAAAAACTTCTCATTACTTAAATTTACTTTTTATTAGTTTATTTTCCAATTCATTTTTCTCTCTATCGAAAATCAAAAACATCATTGCCTCGTGAATATCTATTTTAGTTGCCTGATTAATTTTTGTTGCATCTCCTCCAGCGAGTTTAAATATTGACTGATACCACCCCCATTTTTTTCCAAAAGAAGCTCCTGTTGAATAATCGAGTTCACCTTCTTGTCCTCCTCCAAAACTTTCAGGGTATGATTCAATAAATCTTTGCCTAAATGATAAAAAAAAACCATAGCTCCCATTGCTATATTTAACGGCATATACCTTAGTGCATCTGAATAAACG